ATGTTTTCTATTTCTTTAAATTCTTCAGTTAAATGTGGCCAATGTATTGGGCTAACTTTTAAATCTACACAATCTCTATACTCTGGCATTTTTGTATTATATCCAACCATTGCATCGGACCATTTAAAGAACTCATGCTTACTGTTGCCAATAGTTGCTTCTAGTCTTTTAGGAATTTCTAGACTATCTGGTATAGCGTTCCTATAGAGGTGCATTCCAAATTTTGGGTCGCCTATGTAATAATAATCCACATTTACTCCTACACGTAATTGTTGTACTTTAGATGATATACTATACCATAGCTTGAAAACAAATCGAAACGGAGATATCTATGATTGAAGAAAAATCCTTGGTTCTTCCTGGTCATTTTGGGGACTCAAAAAATAATATTAAAATAATAGAGAATTTTGTTGAATTAAAAGACTTAAAAACTATACAGAATTTTCTACCAACGATAAATGAATGGATGGATGCTGGGGAGAATCAATATTCAGAAGACGGCACTTGTACTTATGACGCTTCATACTGGCAGAATAGGCAATGTAGTTTTGACATTCTTAAGAGAATAAATATTGACATCTACAATCTTATAGACAAATATATTCATAAAATGAAAAATTATCTAGAAGATGAATTTAAGGTAAAGTTGAATGTAAGACCACCAGTAATAATAAGGTGGTTTCCTGGCCTTGAACAACAGCCACATGCAGACAAACAGCTCAATGATGGATCTCCTAACCCTTTTCCTACTTATGATATAAACTCATTAATTTATTATAATGATGACTTTGAAGGTGGGGAATTGTATTATCCTCAACATGATTTTGTAGTTAAGCCAAAACCTGGTTTAGCTGTTGCTCACCCAGGAGATATTAATTACCTTCATGGAGTAAAGAAAGTAATTTCAGGAGAAAGATTTACTACTCCTTCTTTCTATACTATAACTGAATTGTTATAAATGTTTTTTTATATAAAAAATTTTATTTCTGAAGAAAAATTAGAAATAATAAATTTTTTTATTAAATCTAATCAACATAATTTTACATTTAGTACACCAAGCGATAGACAGCCCTCTATTAGCATTGATCAAACTATTCAAGATATATTTGATAATTTGTCTATTTTATTGAATAATAAGATTGCAGAATGTTTTCTAGTTAAAGTTTCGCAAGAAAAACTGGGATCGATTGTTGAATATGGTCCAGGAATGAATTTACCATTACACGTTGACCATCCGGATATTAAACGGAATAATACCACAGTCTACGTGGAAAGACATTAGTTCAGTTATTTATTACAACAACGAATATACTGGTGGGGAAATTGTATTTCCAAAGCAGAATATTATACTTACTCCAGATCCAGGAAGTGTATTAATATTTTCTTCATATGAACCATACCAACATGAAGTGAAACCTGTTATATCTGGTTATAGATATATAACACCGTCTTTTTGGAACATACTTCCAACCAATCTCTAAGTTTTTACTTAAAGATTGGCGGGAAAAACGGTGGGAAGAATGGTGGGAACCACGGTGGAAACCACGGTGGGAAGTATGGTGGGAAATATGGTGGGAAATATGGGGGAAAGAACGGCGGGAAGAATGGCGGGAAGAATGGAGGGAAGAATGGGGGAAAGAACGGTGGGAAATATGGTGGAAAATATGGAGGGAAATAAGGCGGAAAGAATGGGCTTTTTCTCGTATAATTAATTGCAGTATTGATTGGAGTAACAGCTGATGCAGCAGGTGTTTGAGCTGTTACGTCTCCAAGCTCACCAGAAACACTGGTTGAAACATCCGTAACAGTTCCAATTACAAATCCAGCTGTTGTTATGGCAGTATTTGCAGCGCTGTCTTTTCCGGCCAACTACGTTTGGAGCCGGCTTTTTTCTGGTACCCGATTCATCACCTGTTACATTGCTCATATTATGCCGACAAATCTCCTAATGCCACCCATGTATCAGTAGCCCTTTTAACTATATTAACAGATGACCACTGTGCGCGCAACTTCAATCCTGGAGTTGCATTAACTGTAACACCAGCTCCTGCTGCTATCGTAACCTGCCCTGCACCTGTCTGTAACACTCTTATTTCTGTTCCAACTGGAAAAGCTACTGAGCTATTTGGAGGAACAGTGACGGTAGTTCCGGCAGCGTTGTTTATTTCAATTAGTTTGCTTCTGTCAGATCTAACGAAAGTATATGATGCGGTTTGTTGATTAAACTGGATGGTCTTACTAAATACGTCATAGTTAGTTCCATCTTCGGTTATTTCCCATAGATCGCTAGTTTCATTCCAACGCATTGAAACGGTAGCAGAACTTCCACGAAGTACTTCTACTCCTGCATTTTCTGTTGGCGATCCAGAGGTAACATCTGAATTTAATGTAATCACATTATCTGCGATACTTAAAGTGGCAGTATTAATCGTAGTTGTGGTTCCAGAAACTGTTAAGTCACCAGAAACAACAACGCTGTTTGATACTGTTAAGTTTCCAGTAACGTTTGCGTGACCACTCACATTTAAGTTGGTTCCAACATTTGCTGTTTGATTTAACACTAAGGTATTAGCTGATATTGCGTCGGCGGTGACGGTTCCAGTAAATGTTGGATTTGCATTTGGAGCAGTATCAACCGTTGAGTTAACCCATGCTGTTCCATTGTATACAAGATATTGATCTGACGAAGCTGATGTTATAGTTACATCTGATAAATCATCAATTGCTGCTGTACTGTTCTGCCATTGTCCAGAAATAAATCTTAAGAAATCTCCAGCATTATTTGAGTTAGCTGTTACATCATTGAGATCGTCTAAGCTTATGACAGACCAGTATGCTGCTGATCCATTACTTCTAAGCGCTTTTCCTGTGTTTCCAGTTTGGTCAGGAAGAAGATTATTAATTGCCTCCGAAGCTGTTGTGCCACCTGTTCCACCATAGCTTATTGCTATCGTAGACGCATTCCAAGTGCCCGTTGTTAATGTTCCAACTGAAGTTAGTGATGAATCGACTACAGTAACTGGAAGGGTTGTTCCAGTCAATGTATTTGCATTGGCAGCAACAGTTCCAGAACTACCCAATGTTACTTCCGTGCCATTTATCGTCATTGACGCATTAACTAATTGACTATTGTCTACTCCAGTAGCCTTGATCGTAACAACCCCATCGGTTACAGCAAAATCGTCAGAACTAAAAGATGCTATTCCTTTGGCTGCTGTTGTAGCGTCTCTTACGTTGGAGGTAACTGTTCCAGTTACTCTTCCATATGAGTCTACAGAATGGGACTGAACAAAAGAAATACCACTTGAACCAGAAGTATTTGTTTGGGCAACTGATGCTAGATCTATATCACCAGCGTTTACTACTATTCTGTCTGAACTTGCTGTAATTATATTTAAAGTGTTTGAAGCTTTGGATAATCCAGCGCCAGCGGTAATTGATGCTTGTATATTTGCATAAGTAGTGCCATCGTTTGTGATCTGCCAAGTGTCAGTAGTTTCGTTCCATTTAATTGAAACATCATCAGATGTCCCTCTTTCAACAGTAACAAATGCGTCCTGTGTAGGGGATCCAGTTTCTCCAGAATTTAATTTAACAACACTATCTTCTACTAGAAGGGTAGATGTATTTACTGTTATTATGTTACCAGTAACAGATAAATTACCACCAACCGACAGATCGTTTGTTATGGACGCATTGTTTGCAGATGCGTTGCCAGAAACCGTAAGAGATGTTAACGATCCAACACTTGTTAGGCTGGATACTAAAACATTAGAACTTAATGTGGACCCCGTCAATGCATTGGCGTTGACGTTTGCCGTAGTCGTGCCAGTAACGCTTATATTGCCAGTTATGGACAAGTCCCCACCAACAGCTAAGGTTCCGGGCTGTGGATACTGAGGCTACGACTGTGTTTGATGAATTCTTTAATTCAAGAAGATTTGCCGTTGCGTTAGCGGCTGCCTTGATAACCGCAGACTCATCGTATACTACAAATTCTGGTGCTGATTCTACTCTTAAACGAGCCATTGCGCTCCTAATCTTCAATAAAAACTTGGTGATTACACTTGCTTAAATAGTAATCGATTATCGAGAAAAGTTATTGTATTACCGATTTTAAATACTCAGACATATTTCCTATGTACTTCATTCTTCCAAAATGATTTAAATTAATATTTGGATCTAACCAAATAGATCCACCAATCTTTTGGTAGTATCTACAAAACCCATAGTCTTCAGATAAAAACCTACCATCTTCATCTATATAAGAGTTAAAGAATGCATAAGTATAGTCTCTTTCGTCGCCCTGGATAGCGCCAGTATCATCTACGAATTTAAGCTTTTTATATTTTTTAATCATCTTATCAAAGACTTCTCTTTTAATCAACATAAAGCCTGTTCCTGCTTCGTAGATCTCAAGGGCTCCTTTGTCTACCTGAACCGTATTTTGTCCAGATTTAACTAGGTGAACAACATTTCTAGTAGCCAAAGATGCTAAATCACCTGCGTCTTTTCCAGCTATAGAATGTGTTTTTACTTTTTCCCAATCTATTTCTTTAATTGGGTAGGAAGCTGTAATTACGTCTTTATCTTGCCATAGTAACTTTAATATGGCTTCGTGATCAAATTGTATGTCACAGTCTATAAACATTAAATGCGTGCATTCTTTAGATGCCATAAACTTTGCAACTAAGTTGTTTCTAGCTCTATTTATAAGAGAATCAGAAATTGTACAAACTGTAAAATTCAAACCAATCTGCTTAAAATACAGGCATGTTTGCAGGAGTGATACAAAAAATGGTTCTGTTATCTGAGAGTCATAGCAGGGTACTGCCAAAAATATGTTCCAAGACTGTATTTGCTCTTTTGAGATATTAATTTTATTCTCTTCTGACATTTTAAATCTTTCTTATTTAGTTCTTGCACACAATTATATCATAAAGTTCATCTAGTGATTTTTCTACTAATTTAAGAAAATCACTTGGTTCATCTAGAATATGCTTAAATGCAACTATAGAACAATAAAGCTTTCCTTCATCAGCTCTAAACAAAGCATTTATACCTAAAGAAAATTTAGACGTTAAGATTGGCGAAAACGCATACACTTGCAAAACTTTATTATTATTTAAATAATAGTTATTGTTTGATATTTTTAATTGAGATCCAGATATACTAGCTCCATATATGGTAGATCTTTCTTGTTTATTTGGAATTTTTTTTCTATTGTTCCAATTTGTTTTATTTACAAAATTTAAAAGTTTAAATACTCCATTATTTTTTGGATAATTTTGTATTGCTTTACCATAATAATTAAATGGTGAAGTTTTTTTAATCATAATAGCGTTTTGTATTTCTTGATGAAGCTTATTAATTCTGTCTATATTATTTTCTTCATTTAAATAAAGATTAATAAAAGACCCCATGACATCATTGCCATAATATCTTTTTTCTTTAAAAGGTACTGACATAGGAATTACACAATTTGTACTACTGTCTATTGATATATTTTTTAATTTCGCCCATTCATAATAAGACTTTGAATATAAATAGAGACATACGTCAGTGAAAGTATATTTGCTATTTCTAATAATTTCAATAATTTTTTCATAAGAAATATAAATTAAATCATGTTTTTTTTCTATATCCAGCAAATCTATGTCTGGATGTTTAAAAACTTTATTAGCTAAATTTGTATTACTAGCCTTATTTGTCTTAAATGCAAAACCTTTTATTAAAAAATAATATACTAATATATATCTTTTAATATTAGATATTGTCGCTCTAAATATATTTATATTTTTATATTTTACTTTTTTACTTACTGGAGTAAAGTTATCAAATATAAAATTCATAATTTTACCATGCAGTTCGCCATCAGCTGCTGTATGATGAATTCTTCGTATTATAGCTGTGTTACCACTTGCGTCGTAATTATTAATTACGTGGACTTCCCACATTGGTTTAGTTGGATCTATTGGACTGTTGTAAATATTTTCTATATAGTCTTTTAATGACTTTATATTTTTTGTATCGTGACATATGAGATGATTATTAATGTCAAATTTTAGATCTTTAACAAAGTATGGATTTTCATTTTTAAAAAATCCATTAATGATTTTACACGAATGAGGTATTGAATAATCTATATTTTTAAGTATATTTTTTTTTATATATACTGAAAGATCTTCTTTATTTTTGTTTTCAATTAGAGTAAATACATTTAATATCATTCCTGTTTCATTGTTTGAAAATGACATTAATACATCAAAATTATTTAAAGGATACACTTTTACCAACCAGTATCTACGGCTACCCTTCTCCATATTTGGGTAGAATTATCAACATAGTTATTATAGCATATATAGACATAGTTGGCATCTGTTGCCATGTCGCCTTTTTTATCACCTGCAGAACCATACTTTGAGGATGGAGCAGTTGTTGAAACTCTTGGTTTATTTTGCCATTCTGATCCAGAATAAACTAAATATTCTCCAGAAGATTCTGTGGTTATATTAAAATTATTTAATTCAGATATATTAGTTAAGGTTACGATTCCACCAATAGAAGAAAATACATGGATTTCTTTTGATGAACTTGACGGAGCGTCTTCGAAAGAAATAACTATCGAATTGTCTGAAGCTGCTCTCCAACCAACTAAAGTATGTTCATATGGGCTGTTTTTGTCTCGACAAAACGCATGTACGTTTTTAGTGCCAAGATTATGGTCTATTGTAAAATCAACATTCGTATCGTCGCCAACCGTTGTTGAGTATTTATATCCTGTAAGCGGAGCAAATATAGATACGGTAATTGAATTTGACGATGGGGGAGTATTAAATACTACTTTTGATTTTTTAATTGATATTGGAAAGTATCTACATAGAATTACTTCATAGGGACTTGCAGCGTTTTTAACGACAGCAAAAGTATCAAAGATACCCAAATTATGATCTATCTCAAATTCAGTATTGGTTCCATCTCCTATTGTTGTAGTATACAGTTCTCCGGAACCAACTGAATGTATTGTTACTATCCTAGAATCTTCTGATACTGCTCCCGAAAAATTCAGGGTAATACTGTTTATTGTTGTTGCTTCCCATTCAACCTCCGTAAATGTATACGGTGAATTTGCATCTATAACTGTAACTACTACGTTTCTAGTCCCTAAACTATGAGTAATAACGTAAGTGCTATCTGTACCATTTCCTATGGTTGCGACATATTTTTCTGCTGTATTTAAAGCAGTAACTGGAGTAGATGAGGAAAATTTTGTTCCATCAAATATTAACGATTCGCCCAATACTGCGCCGTGTTGTATCTATTTCAATTGAATCAACAAAAAGGGAAGATGTATTTAGTACATTATTTATTGTTACGGAGTTTGATAACGAAACAGTAAATGACCCTGCCGATTCTGTAACAACTACTTGATTAGCTGTACCTGATATTCCCGTTACAAGCTTTGATCCAACTATAGAATTTGAGACATTTTTCCAAAACAATTTACCATCTGCGTAATTGAGGGCAATTTCTCCCTCTTCAAGCGAAGACGGTGCCTGAGATGCTGATCCAGATCTTTTTATTTTTACAATGTTAGCCATACATTCTCTATTTCTTTAGAATATATAATATAGTAATTTCCTACTTAAATATTGGTGGGAAAAATGGAGGAAAGAATGGTGGGAAGAACGGTGGGAAGAATGGCGGGAAGAATGGCGGGAACCATGGTGGGAAATATGGGGGAAAGAATGGTGGGAAGAACGGCGGGAAGAACGGCGGGAAATACGGTGGGAAGTACGGTGGAAAAAATGGACTTTTTCTAGTATAGTTTATATTAGTGTCAATTGGAGTTACAATGCCTGCAGCTGGAGACTGCACTGTTACATCTCCAAGCTCGGCAGGGACTGCCGTAGAAACGTTTGTTATTGTTCCTATTCTAAATCCAGCGGTAGTGATAGCCGTGTTTGCAGCAGTATCTTTACCGACCTGTTATAGTCGGTGCTGGCTTTTTTCTAGTTCCGAGTTTTATCTCCAGTTGTCATATTATGCCGACAAATCTCCAATTAATACCCATGCGTCTGTACCAAGTTTAACTAGTGTAGCAGAAGACCACTGGGCACGCAACTTGAGACCAGGAGTTCCATTAACGGTTACTCCACCAGCTCCGGCTACAGTCAAGGCTCCTGCACCTTTTCTAAGTATATCTATTTTATCTCCTATAGCAAAGCCCTGGGATGCATTTGTTGGCACTGTTAGCGTCATTGTTCCGGCGTTGTCCATCGTTACCAATTTAGCTAAATCAGATAAAACTAAAGTATAAGCTGTTCCGGTTTGGGCATTTATTTCAGACCTAAATCCAGATCTTGCTGGTCCGGTGGCCAACATTGTCTCGGTAACTGTTCCAGTATCGGTTGTATAAACTCCGTTTACTACGCTAGCTGCAGTTCCTGCATAGTTAGCTGCTGTTAAGATTTCAGTTACACCTATGGTAATAGAGCTTCCTGATTCTAAAGTTATATTTCCGCTATTAATAGTTTCTGAGGTTATATTGTTAGCTTGAAGTGAACCATATATTAAACCAGCTTCAGAGAAGTCTACTGTAGAGCTTGGTTTAGTCGTGGCGTCTGCAAAAAGTTTATATACCCCATCCGATGCATCCCTGACAATTCCGGAATAACGAGTTTGCGGAGTTGCATCATTATTTTTATATTCTGTTATTAACCCTGAATCAACAATATCTGAACTATTTCCGTCAGATACAAATATGAATGGATCTACAACTGATAGATTATCTGTTTCAACAGTTGTACCAGCTCCGCCAAATGTTATTGTACCTTGTACGCTAACATTTCCTTCTACGTTCATATCTCCCTGAACACCAACTCCACCAACCACAGTCAACGCCCCAGTTGTAGAGCTAGTTGAAGGAGTCGGAATTTCTATATGAACGTTAACATCTGGGAATATAGTCATTTGAGTATTGTCTGTTTGCAGTCCGCCGGCAGCAAAGACTATTGCATTTCTTTGCCCATTACCGCCAGTTGCGATAACCAAGTCTCCGTTACCGGAAGTTCCAGTTGGTGCTTCCATAAAAATGTAGCCATCATTTGGACCAGTGGTGCTAAAGTTGATATCATTAAAGGAATCAGATGTGATTCCCATATCAATCCAACCGGAAGAATCATCTCCATTATTAGAGTACGCAATGATGTCGGTGGAACTGCTAGCTGCATTCCCCAAGTTTCTAAACGCTACCTGCGAATAGTCACTATGATTCGACTGAACTACCATCGTTGGATGAGTTAATTCTGAGGCAAATATACTTGCGTTAACTCCAAGATAAATGTCTCCACTTACAATTGTATTACCTGCAATACTCGTTTCTTCAGAAACTACTAAAGTATTTGATATAGTTACATTTCCATTTGTAAGCGTGTTTGCATTGATCGTAATGTTTGTTCCAGATATTGTGGAAATGTTTGACAAGCTTGTATTAACTGCTATTGTTGCATTTGCACTTTCTCCACCAGAGTTTGTTATAATAATATTTTCTCCAGATGTTAGCGATGCAATATAATCTCCGGTTGTCTCTGTGCCCAATTCAATTATTGAATCTGACCAAGTTTCTCCATTCCACTGAAGAACGTTACCAGTGTTTGGAGTTGCTGCTACTAAAAATCCGTCTATTTCGTTTAATCCAAGATTAGAAGAAACCCAGTTTGATCCGTCATATTGAAGTACGTGTCCACTAAGTTTTCCTGCAAGATCTACGTCACTTGCGTCATCTAGCACTGGAGTTTTATTTGTCCAATTTTCACCATCATAGTGGACTAAATCTCCATACTGTGGAGTTGAGCTATTCGCATAATCTGAGATATCTTCAAATGCTATTCCAGAATCTGTCCAGTAGGTTCCGTCATATCTCATTAAAGATCCGTCTACTGGATTAACAAAAGATATATCGCTTAAATCTGTTAGCGCAAGATTTCCTGCAGCTGCAACGTTGTCTTGAGATGGAATAAATTTTGTTCCATTATATTTAAGAACTTGACCAGTAAGAGCCCCGGTTGGATCAATTTCAATTGAATCTACGGTTAGGATGCTTGTGGTAAGCGTGGTATAGCTTGGAGTCGAAGATACAGATATTGTTGGCGTTGTACCTTCTCCAGAGTTATTTGTTATGAGAATATTACTTCCTGCAGTTAAAGCGGCAACGTATTCTCCTGCGGTGTCTGTTCCCAAATTGACTGGATCGTTAAACCAATTTGATCCGTTATATCTTAAAAAATCTCCACTAACTGGATCTGATATTGCTACGTTCGTCAAATTACCCAAAGCAAGAGCTACGGTAGTTGGGCCATGATGATGCGAATCGTCCAATATTCCCACTGTTATTGTAGCGTCTTGACTTCCATCAATGCTAACAGAGCCAGATACTACGTCACCATCTAAAGTTATTGTTCTTGCTGTTTTCCATTTTGTTGCGGTATCTGCATTTCCGGTTACATTACCAGTAAGCTCTCCAGAGAAAGCCGTTGAGCTAACTGAAACAAGGCCGGATATTGTT